GGGGGGTATTCATCAGGTTTGTTTTGCATATCAGCAATACTAAGACCAGCAGTTATACCAGCAGCTAATAAACCAGTTAAACTTAATTCTGAAAATCCTTCTTCTTGTACAAAATTAACAGTATCAGGCATATATAAAGCAATAGTATCAGTAGTACGATAAATTGTTCTTAAAAACCCAATATGACCTAATTGTCCGGGACTACTACCACCACCAATACCAAAATTGCCAGAATGTATATTAGGATCATATACAGTTGGATGATCACTATGTGCTCGTTTATCAAATTGTGTATGACTTTGACCATTAATATGAATAATCATATAATGACCTTTATCAGCAGCACCAAGATCAATAGGATATTTATATATATTATAACTAGTGTCATCCAATAATCCATCTGGACCAACACCAACTCTGCTTGTATTATTAAATGTAATATCCCCAACAGAAAAAATTGACATATATTATTCCCATTAATTGTCTATATAACACTATTTATAATATAATTTTTATTATAAATACTAGATGAATAATAAATACCACCAAGGATTTTATAAACCAACTAACCCAGATAAATATGCCGGTAATCCAGATAATATTTTTGCTAGATCAAGTTGGGAAAAAAAAGTAATGCATTGGTTTGATAATTCACCTAATGTTATATATTGGGCATCAGAAGAAATTGTTATCCCATATTTTGATCCAATTAAAAAAAGAACACGTAGATATTTTCCAGATTTTATTGTTAAAATAGAAAATAGTAATAAAATTGTTACTAATTATATTATCGAAGTAAAACCAGAAAATCAAACAAAACCACCAATAAAAAGAAAAAATACTAAAACATATATAACCGAACAAATAACTTATATCAATAATCAATGTAAATGGACAGCAGCAGAAAAATATTGTGCTGAAAACAATTTTAAATTTGTTATAATAACCGAAAAGAATCTAGGATTAATATATGGCAACCTTACGTAATTATGTTCGTAGTGCAATACAAAAATTGGGTCTTAGAGTTATTATTAAAACTGCTACCGAATGGTTTAAAAATAAACTTAAACAATTAACTACTAAAAATAATGCTAATAAAAATACTAGTAATGCTGTTGTTACCACCAATATTGAAATTGGTAAATTATATTTCTTTATATATGATCCAAAATGGAAAATGACATTACCATATTATGATACATTTCCTTTAGTATTATTTATTGAAAAATATAATGATAGCTATCTAGGATTAAATCTACATTATATCTATCCACAACATAGAATTGTATTATTAGATAAATTAATACAATTGAAACAAAATGCTAAATTAAGTTATGCATTGTTATCTGGTGCATCTAAATTAAATGAATTCCAACCATGTTTAAAAAAATATCTAAAAACACATGTTAAATCAAAATTCATGGAAATACCAGCAAAAGATTGGGCATATGCAGCAATGTTACCTAATGCTGAATCATTTGTAAAAGCTACTAAAGAAGAAGTCTGGAAAGATTCTAAAAACAAATACTAAAGAATAATAATAATATGTCATTTACACCTCAAGCATTCTTATCAAATTTAAATGTTCATAATGGACCAGCAAAAGCTAGTAAATTTGAAGTAATAATTCCAATACCTAGTTATCTTAGTACATTTGTTAATAATTCTATTGTTGAAACATTATCAACTTTACCAGGAAGAGCATATACTGATGCTGTATATTTATCTAATAATGATCCACAATCTACATCCTATGATATGGGATTAAGTAGATTTTTATCATTACAATGTGAAGCAGCAGAATTACCAGGAAAAGGATTACAAACAGCAGATGTAAAAATATATGGTCCAATTTTTAAAGTACCATATCAAACACAATTTAATGATATAACATTATCATTTTTATGTACTAATGATTTTTATGAAAAAAAATTATTTGATCGTTGGATGGAAGCAATAATGCCAATGGATACTAATAATCTTAGATACCCAAAAGGTGATGATACTAGATATTTAACTAATCTGAAAATAATTCAATATGATGAACATATTAAAACTATATATGCAGTAGAATGTATTGATGCATTTCCAGTAATAATGGCATCACAACCATTAAATTGGGCTGATGAAGGTTTTCATAAATTAACAGTACAATTTACTTATCTTAAATATAGAACATTATATAATAGTGCCTATAATATTGATGATCTCGGAGTAGCCCTATTTGGCTATCAATATAATAATTTTGTAAATAAACAATTCTTAAATAATTTCTAACTGATTTGGAGTTTCATAACTATGTTACCTAAAAATACTACACCGATTTATACTATTGATCTACCATTAAGTAAAAAATCTATTAGATATAGACCATTTCTAGTAAAAGAAGAAAAATTACTATTAATAGCAATGGAAGCAAATGATGAAACTAGTATTCTTAATACCATTAAACAAATTATTAATAATTGTAGTTTAGATGAATTAGATGTGGATGAATTACCAATTGTTGATATTGAATATTTCTTTTTACATCTTCGTGCTAGAAGTGTTGGTGAAGTAATCGAATTAAATTATAAATGTAATAATGATGTAGAAACAACTAATACAGAAGGCGAAAAAATATTTAAAAAATGTAATAATATTGTTCCTGTTAATATCAATATCCTAAATATCAATCCTACTGTTGATCCAGCACATACCAGTAAAATTGATCTAGGTAATAATTTAGGAATGGTATTAAAATATCCTACTATTAGTATGTTAAATATGAATACTAATAATACTGAAATTGATCAAACAATAAAAATTATTATTGAATGTATTGAATATATCTATGATAAAGATAATATTTATTACAGAAAGGACACACCAAATTCTGAATTAGTAGAATTTATTGATACTCTTAATAATACACAATTTAATAAAATTAAACAGTTTTTTGATACTATTCCGAAAATAATTGCTAATGTTGATTTTAAATGTAAGAAATGTGGATATAATGATAAAATTGTAGTCGAAGGTCTACAAAGTTTTTTCGGATAACTTTTAATTATGATACGTTGAAAAATTACTTTTCAACTAATTTTGCATTAATGCATCATCACAAATATAATATTAGTGAACTAGAAAATATGATACCCTGGGAAAGATTAGTGTATATTAATTTATTATCGAATTATATTAAAAAAGAAAATGAAAGAATACAATTAGAGAACTTAACTAAAAAGAGAAGATAAATGGCACTTACTAATGTTATTAATACTAATAAAGAAAATAATAAAAATATAGAATCTTCTACTAAGAAACTTGATGATATTAATTCTACTACTAAATTAGAAAATATTGATGTTAAATTAGCAGTAATATCAAAAGATACTGCATATCTACCAGTAATTTCTGCTGAAATAGCATTAATGCGGGCTAATATTGTTAAATTAGTAAAAATAACAGAAAATGGAATTAAACAAGAACGAAAAATAATAATAAATGAAACTAAACAAGAACGAATTCATAAATCTATTAAAGCATCAGTAGAAGAAGAACGAATAGATGAAGAAACTAGAAAAAAACCTAGTAAATTAATTAGTATGATAGGTTCTGGTGCTAAAAAATTAGCAGAACCAGGATTATTTGATGGTATTACTAATTTCCTTAAAAATATGTTTATATTTTTGGGTAGTGGATTTGTATTAGGTAAATTATTAGAAAATGATAAAATTAAAGCTGGTATTATTGATGCTATTAATTCAGTAGTTGCTAGTATATCCAGTGCTATTAGTGGCTTTAGAGATATAATTTCTGCATTATCTAATAGTGAAACATTTAGAGAAAATCTTACTACTTTATTTGGTAATTTATTTAATTTATTTGCTGATATGTTTGCTATTGGTTTAAAATCATTAGATACAATGTTAAATTCTGATGCTGTATCCGGTGCATTTGATAAAATTAAATCAGCAATATGGGAATTTGCTAAAAATAATGTTATTCTTAGTTTAGTTGGTACTATAGTATTATTTGGTCAATCTATAGCAGCATTATCAGTAGCATTATTTGCTGCAATAAAATCATTTCAAGCAATAACAAAAATGCTTGGTGGTAAAGGTGGTGGCGCGGCTCCTGGTGGTAAAGGTGGTGGTAAAGGTGGTGGTAAATTTGCTGCATTATTAGCTTTACTTGGCGCAGGAACAGCATTAAATATTATTGGTAGTGAT